ACAAAGCCCGGGCTTGAGAAAGTCTGGGCTTTGCGCATAAAAAAAGGCTGTGTCAGCGTTTTGACACAACCTCTTATAATATCACATTAAAAGGCTTTTAATCATATCTCACTCGTAATGCCTGTCCGATATCACGGTTATGGCTGCTTCTTTTCTTTGTATTCCGAAGGGGGCACCCCTACAATCTTCTTGAAACAACGGCTGAAGTATTTCGGGTCATTGAATCCCGTCATATAAGCAATCTGCGAAATATTATATTCACCGCTGTCGAATAACTGTACCGCTCGTTTGATGCGTATCTGGCATATGAAATTCACAGGCGACAGTCCTACTATTGATTTTAGCTTCTGATAGAAGATAGTTCGGCTCAACAGGAGTTTTTCTGCGAATTGTTCGATGGTCAGATCCGGATTGTCCATCTGTTCTTCCATGAACTCCATAACCTTTTCCATAAACAGTTTGTCGTGCGGGGTTATTTGCGGCTGTGACGGTTCCGGAATGTCATCCGCCAAAGCTACGTCCTTGCCTGCGGTTAGCTTGGCCATGTACATCTCTTGCAGTTCTTTGCGCTGGCGTAAAAGAGAGGTGATACGGATTTTCAGGTAAGTGGAACTGAAAGGTTTGGTGATGTAATCGTCGATTCCGTGTTCCAATCCGGCGATACGGTCGTCCAAAGAAGCCTTGGCGGACAATACGATGATAGGAATGTGGCAGATATTATGGTTTGCCTTAATCTGCCCTATCATCTCCAGACCATCCATTATCGGCATCATAACATCGCTGATAATGAGGTCCGGCACATTGTCGATGGCACGTTGCAATCCTTCCTTTCCATTGGAAGCGGTTATCACATTATAGCTGCCGGACAGACTGCTCTTGAGGAAATGCCTTAATTCATTGTTGTCCTCCACCACTAATATGGAATTGCAGTCGGAATCAGTCATCTCCGTTTCTTCCATGTATGCGTTTTCTCCGTCTAAACCGTTGGCTGCGGAAACGGTTTCCTGTTTGTCGTCATCCAATATGAACTCGGCTTGCATGTCTTCTTCGAACACTTTCTGTTGCAGGGGTAAGGTTACGGTGAAAGTACTGCCGACGCCGGGCTGGCTGCTTACCTGAATGCTTCCGTGGTGCATTTCCACCATTTCCTTCGCCAATGACAGGCCGATACCGGAAGAGGGCTGTAGAATGTTCTGTTTCACCAAAGACTCGAAACGTTGGAATAACACACGCTGCTTGTCGGGCACGATGCCTATTCCCTCGTCTTTCACCTCTATATCGACCGATTCTTCTTTCGGGATAACCTTTATGGTAATCGCTTTGCCGGGAGGCGTATATTTGAATGCATTGGATAGCAGATTAAAGAATATTTTTTCAAATTTGTCCTTATCTACCCATCCGTATACGGACTGTACAGGTGTTACCAGCCGGTAATCCATATTTTTCTCTTTGGCGATTAGTTTGAAGTTGTCCATTGATTTCCGTAACAATGAAATCAAGTCTTTCTTTTCTACCAACAGCTTCATTTTCTGGTTTTGTATCTTACGGAAATCCAGTATTTGGTTCATCAGGTGAAGCATGTGCTCGGTGTTTTGATGCACTACGGTAAGATATTCGCGCGCGGTGGGCGAGAGCGGTTCATTCTCCAGTACTTCTGCGACGGGACTGCTGATTAGGGTTAAAGGTGTGCGCAGCTCATGAGAGATGTCGGTGAAGAAACGCAGTTTGATGTCGGTGAGCTGTTTTTCCATATCTACCCGGTGACGCAGGCGGTATATGTAGAATAGCACATAAACAATCGTTGCCGTGAAAAGGATGAATAGTATGGAATAGAACACCCATGCCCAGTAAGTTTCCCAGAAAGTGGGGAGTACTCGTACGGGAAGGGAATATATATTGTCCGTCCATACACCGTCGCTATTGGTGGATTTGACCTGGAGACGGTATTCTCCGGCCGGCAGGTTGATGTAGCTTGCCGAACGGTTGTTGCCGGCTTCATTCCACTCTTTCTCCAATCCTTCCAGACGATAAGCATATTGAATGTGCTCGGGAGCGACATAATCAAGGGCGGCGAACTGAAAAGTGACGTTTCTTTGCGATGTTTTTAACTCCAGCTCGGCCAGATTGTCAATCGACTGCTCAACCGGATGCCCCTGTATCCTGAGACTGGTAAAGATGATTGGCGGTACATAACTGCTTTTTTTCATCTTGTCGGGCATTACCTCCAAGAAACCTTTATCGGTTCCTAAAACAATTTGGTGACGGGCGTTTATTACGGGTAAGGCTTCCGAGAAATTGAAGTCTTGATAAGTTGAATTTAGCTGATAGTTCTCGAACGTTTCTTTATCAGGGTTGAACTTGGACAATGCTATCTCGGACACGAACCATAGCTGACCGGAGTTATCTTCTATCATGGAAAGCATTAAATCCGAAGCCAATCCGTCCTTCTTGTCATATCCTTTGAATTGGATATCCTCTCCAAGCAGTGGTCCGGATATGATTTTATTGACTCCTCCGGTAAAGCTCATTACGTACGTCGTATTATGCCTGTCTGTGTAAATCTGCATGATATCGTTTGCGTTCAGACTGTGAGTATCACCCGTCCGGTGATTGTTCCTGTAAAATTTGATTTCTTCGGGACGCTTGAAGTCGCTCGCAAACGTAATTAATCCGCTGGTGGTTCCTACAAAAATAACTCCTTCGGGGCCGCCTGCGATGTTACGTATTTTTGTTCCGTAGGTTGTGGGGTAATTTTTCAGTTCGTTATTGCAGTTGATAAATTGTATCTCTCCATTTCCGGTTTGTTTTATCAGGTTCAGGCCGCCGCCGAAACATCCTACCCAGATACGTTTACGGGTGTCCTGGAAAATGGTGTAAACGTCGTTGCCACTAATGCTGTAAGGCTCTTCGGGGTTGTACTGATAGTGATGAACGGAGTATTTGCCGGTATCTTGTTTTTTTAGCAAATAGAGACCGGAACCTTTGCTTCCCATCCATATGTTGTGCTCCTGGTCTTCCATGAAATCATAGATATCTTCAAAAAAATGCGCCTGTTCCTTGATGATATTGCCTTGTTTGGAAAGATAGCCTTCCAAGTTCCCGTCGGGAGCATATATGCGGACATGGTTTGATTTTGATGCACTCCAGAGCCGCCCGCCGCTGTCGCGCAGGAAAGCGCGTGTTTCGGCTTCATGATCGGTTTGATTGAAATGGAAACTTTGCGGTGAGAAACTTAATTTGTAGACACCGCGCGCACTGGCCATCCAGGCATTGCCCTGATTGTCGATGGTGTGAACTCGGACTAACGGGCTGAAGATGGATTTGGGATGATTTATATCTATTACCAAGGGTTTGAGTTTCTTTTCTTTTCTGTCATAATAGGAGAAATTTCCTTCGGTGGGTAACATCCATAAGGTGTTTGTGTTGTCTTCAAAGATTATTTTACGGCTTTTGCGTTCATGTTTAACCAACTCGTCCCGGGGAGTAACCAGATGCTCTTTTTCATTGGCGGCCATGTTGAGGCGGATAATGCCCGGCGTATTCGAGAATACCCAGATATCTCCATGTCGGTCTTGGTAGACGGATTCTACGTAGTTGGAGTGTTGAGTGGGAGTTTGGATGTTTATCTGACGGAACTTGTTGTTGCCGGGGGTATAGAGTATGAGTCCGTTATCTGTTGCCAATGCCAGCGTATCTTTTCCGATGATTGTCAGATTGGCGATGTTCCGGTACGGATAGGGGACATCTATGAATTTCAGTTGGCGGGTTTTGAAATCATAGCCGGCCAGTTTGCCGTGTTCGGCGGCAAGATAGATGTTTTCTTTCCATTGGATGATGTGACGGAACGGGAAGTCTGTGTCCAATGTCTTTTTCCCGACGATAGTGATGCCTTTGTCGGTCAGTACCCATTCGTCTTCTTCGGAGTCCTGAAAGACCGTATAGACTTGATTGCCTTTCAGGTTGCCATTGAAGATGGAATAAGGTGAGATGCCTTTTCCGTCCTTGCACTGTTGCTCGTCGGCACGGTAAGTATATCCGTCTTTACAAAGTATCCAGGCAATTCCCTTTTTCAGCGAGAGAATACGTATGACATGGTTCGAATGATTGAGATACCGGGTAAGCGGTTGGAGGACGTCTATGAATTTCTCGGTTTTGACATCGAACAGGCATGCTTGTCCGTCATACGTAGTACACCAGATATCGCCGTATTTACTTTCTACAATGTTGCCTATACGGTTACTTTCGAAAGAGTAGGTCGTTTCTTGGAATATTTTGTAGTTTTTGAACGTGTAACCGTCAAACTTGTTTATCCCATTCCAGGTACTGAACCACATAAGCCCTTTTTGGTCTTGCAGAATACTCATCACGTTGCCTTGTGCAAGGCCGTTACTGACTGAGAAGTATTTAATTTGGCATACCGGTTGGGAAACAACGGATAACACGACTGACAGAAAGAAGAAGAAAAAGCTAAGCCGCTTCATAGTCATTATTTTAAAGTTTAAGCAAAAATAATGAAATGCGTTCAGAAGAAAAACAGAAGGGTGGATTTTACATAAAAAGAATAGGATAAAATGAAGATTTGAGCAGAATTGAGCATTTCAACTGACAGTCAGGAGGTTTCGGCATAGATTGGCACAAAGTGGCATAGATGGGGAAGACAGGCTTTGGGAAGAATATGGAAACAGATGCACTTCCAAATCATTACCCGACATCGGATGCACTTTTAACACTAACGGTCTATATTTCTGCGTTCTGCGTAGGTTTACATTCTGCCCTTACAACTCCCATAAACTAATTTTGCACCAAACAAAAAGTAAGGATTATGAGAAGTACATTCAAGACCGTGTTCTACGTGAACGCAAGCAAGGAGAAGAACGGAATTGTCCCTATCATGGGACGTGTGACCATCAACGGGACTATCGCACAGTTCAGTTGCAAGCAGACCATCCCGAAAGCACTTTGGGATGCAAAGGGAAACCGCGCCAAAGGCAAGAGCAAGGAGGCACAGGCGGTAAACTTCGCGTTGGAGAACATCAAGGCACAGATAGCAAAGCACTACCAACGTCTTTCAGACCGTGAAGCCTGTGTGACCGCTGAAATGGTACGTAATGCTTATCAGGGCATAGGCACAGAATATGAGACCTTGCTACGTGCCTTTGACAAAGAGAACGCGGCTTTTGCCAAACGTGTGGGTAAAGACCGCTCCAAGCGCACATATCTGAAATACCTGACTGTTCGCAAGTATGTAGCCGAGTTTATCAGAAAGCAATATAAACGTGCCGACATAACAATGAACGAACTTACGGAGGATTTCATCCGCGACTATTGCCTGTACCTGCGCAACGAGGCAGGGCTTGCACAATCTTCCGTGTGGATATACTCCATACCATTGAAACATATCGTCACCACGGCTCACTACAATGGAAAGATACCGAGAAACCCGTTTGCAATGTACCACGTTGACCCCGACCACAAGGAGCGCGGCTTCCTGACGGAAGAGGAACTTCAGGCATTGGGCGCAATCAAACTGGAGAATCCTAACTTCGCACTGGCAAGGGACTTGTTCCTGTTCGGATGCTGGACGGGCATATCGTTCATAGACATCAAGAACCTCACGACTGACAATGTCGTGGAAATAAACGGTGCGCTGTGGATTGTGTCGAAACGGCAAAAGACAGGTGTCCCGTTCCAAGTCAAGCTGATGGATATTCCGATGCAGATAATCAAGCGTTATGAACCGTTCCGAAAAGACAAGAGACTGTTCAACATAGGCTCACTTGACATGGTGAACAAACGCATAAAGAGCATAGCAAGGAAGTGCGGCATTGAGAAGCCGGTTTCCTTTCACCTCAGCCGCCACAGCTTTGCTGTCATGGCATTGAACTACGGTATGCCGATAGAAAGCGTGAGCAAGATACTCGGACATACGGACATCAAGACCACGCAGATTTATGCCAAGGTAACGAACACGAAACTAAACAGCGACATTTCCGCCTTTGAGAACAAAATAAGCGGACGTTTCGCCATATAACCGCTTGATTATGGAACGGGACATTATTACGATGAACGAGTACGGTAGAGTGACGATACCCACTTCTACAAATGTATGGATGACGGAGGCAGAACTGTCCGCATTGTTTGGTACAATCGCCCCGACACTCCGTACAGCTATTCGCGCCATATATAAGAGTGGAGTGCTGAAACAACATAAGGCAGAACGGTATATCCGTTTGCCCGATGGCTACGGCATGGACGTGTATGCCCTGTCTATGGTCGTGGCACTCGCATTCCGCATCAACACCCCATGCGCGAGAAGGGTACGCAAAGCCCTGTTGGAAAGGTTGTACGGGCAAAAAGAAAGACAAGTCCTGTGGGTGTCAATGAACAGACCGATGCTCGAGTGTTAGAGCGTGGGTACGTACCTACGCTAACCGCCCGAAGAAGTGACGATGCCATGCTTCTTCGGGCTTTCTTTTTTCTTTCCAGCCCCTTTCCCTTATGCGATTTTCTGCATTTTTTTGCCTGCTTGTTACGATTGCACCGTTTTGCTTCATTTTACGTATCAGTGTTTTATGTGTCACACCATAACTTTGCGCCCGATTGTTTAACCCGTTGCCGACACTGCTGTCGGCGACATAAAACCAAGCAAAACCTATGGTAGAACAAGACGAATTCATCCGTGTGGGAACTACCCTCTACAAGATTGTTGACCAGCCGCTGATTGACGGGGGCTGTGTGAAGAAACGCATCGCATGGAACTCCGAGACCTTGCGGCAGGACTACGGCAAAGACCGCATGGCTACCGTGCCGAAGTATGACGGTTTCTGTACCGTCCCCGACCATGTGGGCTACAAGCCCGTTGTCGGAAAGTTCCTCAATCTCTATGAGCCGATAGGACACCGACCGCAGGAGGGCAGTTTCCCCTGCATCCGCTCGTTAGTGGAGCATATCTTCGGAGAACAATACGAGTTGGGCATGGACTACATGCAGTTGCTCTACCTTTATCCTATTCAGAAACTTCCTATCCTGTTGCTCGTGTCCGAAGAACGGAACACGGGCAAAAGCACGTTCCTCAACTTCCTGAAAGCCATTTTCCAAGACAACGTGACGTTCAACACCAACGAGGACTTCCGCAGCCAGTTCAATTCCGATTGGGCAGGGAAGCTGCTCATTATGGTGGACGAAGTACTGCTCAACCGCAGGGAGGACAGCGAACGTCTGAAGAACCTCAGCACTACACTTTCCTACAAGGTGGAAGCCAAGGGCAAAGACCGTAACGAAATCGGTTTCTTCGCCAAGTTCGTGTTGTGTTCCAACAACGAGCATCTGCCCGTCATCATCGACGCAGGCGAGACACGCTATTGGGTACGCAAGATAGAGCGGTTGCAGTGTGACGACACCGACTTCCTGCAAAAGCTGAAAGATGAAATCCCGGCTTTCCTGTATCATTTGCAGCACAGGACGCTGGCAACGAAAAAAGAAAGCCGTATGTGGTTTTCACCGAAGCAAATAGAAACGGAAGCCTTGCGGAAGATTATCTGCAGTAATTGCAACCGCCTCGAAATAGAAATGGCGGACTTGCTACTCGACATCATGGCGAAGATGGAGATGGAAACGGTGTCATTCTGCCTGCATGACATCATCCCCCTGTTGCTGTGTTCGCAGGTCAAGGCGGAGAAGCTGCAGGTGCGGAAAGTGGTGCAGGAATGCTGGAAGCTGTCCCCTGCACCCAACGGGCTTACCTATACCACCTACGTGTATGGCGGCGAGGGACGCTATCAGCCACGCAAGGGAGTAGGCAGGTATTACACCGTAACCAAGGGACTGCAGGAAAGCCTGTGATATTCTGTTGAATTGTTGAATATATATAATAGAATGTTGATATATAGCAATATACAGACTCAACAGAATACCAACAACGCCCAACGGACGATGAAGAAGGAACAAGGCAACATTCGGTTCTGCCCTCACTTCTTCTTTTCGTTGCCGTTTGTTGGGCATCATGCGTTTGTTGAGGACAAGTTGAGCGCGTATCAAACAATATACCAATGTATTATGTGTCATATTCAACACTTCAACGCTTTTACACCCGTCAACAAGTCCGTGGGGAAAACGGCTGGATGCCCCCAGCAGGTATTACGTATGCCGACATGCCATCATGCCGACAAGCAGGCATGGCAACATGACGGCACGAAACTATGGTGACATACCGACATGGCGGCATGACATGCCATCCCAAGCTGGCGAAAGAGGAAAGACATCCGGCGACCACCGACAGCGCAGCGGATTTTGAGGAACGGAAAAGCCATAGCTCATTAGGGCGTTTTCTTCACGCACCGCTGCGCTAATGCTAAAAACGCCCCAATGAGCCGAAGGGGTTACCCCCTCTGGACACCCCCGTTTTCATGCGGCACGACCGCAACGGACGGGAATGAACAAACAAGTTTGTAGAACCTATAAAAATAAAAGACAAAAATGGGATACATAAGCATCCAATTCAACAAGGCGAAAGGCTCGGCGGACACGGGCGCGTCCGACCACATCGAACGCAAAACCGTCCCCAAGAACGCCGACCCTACACGCACCTGCCTCAACCGTGAGCTGGTGGACTTCCCCGATGGCGTGACAGACCGCACCGGAGCAATCAACCACCGCATCCGCACGGCAGGCATCAAGAGGAAGATAACGCCCGACCAAGTGAGGGCAATCCGCATCGTGCTTTCAGGCACGCATGAGGACATGATGAAAGTGAAGGACGAGGGCAGACTGAACGAATGGTGTGTCGACAACCTGCAATGGCTGCACCGCACTTTCGGACGGGAGAACACCGTTTCGGCAGTCCTGCACATGGACGAGCATACGCCGCACATCCACGCCACGGTCGTACCGATTGTAACGGGCGAGCGCAGGAAAGCGAAAAAGAAGCAACAGGCAGAGGGCAAGCGCACCTACCGCAAGAAAACGGATGCCATTCGCCTGTGCGCCGATGACGTGCTGACACGTGAGAAGCTGTCAGCCTATCACGACAGCTACGCCGAAGCAATGGCGAAATACGGCTTGCAGCGTGGCATCCGTGGCTCGGAGGCACGGCATACCACCACCGCCCAATATTACCGTGATTTGAAGCGGCAGACGGGAGAACTTGAAGCCAATGTGCAGCAGTTGCAAACGGAAAGACAACAGGCGGAACAGAAACTTGACGAGGTGAAGCAAGGAATCAAGTCGGAAAAACTGGAAGCCGCTAAGACCGAGGCGAAAGCCGCACTCGTGGCAAAGGTCGGTTCTCTTTTGGGTGGTGGAAAGTTGAAAGCGGAAAGGGAAGGGTTTCAACAACGCATCGCAGAACTTGAAAATAAAAATGCAAGATTAGAGCAATATATCAAGCAGATGGAACGTGAACACCAAGCCCAATGCATCAAGTTCAGTGAGTATATAGACAAGGTAAAACGATACTTCCCTCATGTGGATAAATTGTTGCCCTTGATAGACTTCTGCCGTAATACGCTGCACTTCTCCGAACAGATTATCCAAGAATTGTGCAAGTTGAAGAAAGTGAAGTTGAAAGGTGATTTTTATTCACCCGAATTTAACCGTAAATTCCATGCAGAAGGTGCGGCTTTCTCGTTTGAAGAAGATAAAAG